TAGGATTACAGACTCGCCAACAAAGGTGATTAATAGACTGTTATCCGACGAAAAAGGAAAACCACATTCAACAACAGAAGGAAAAGAAGCTTCAATTAAACGGTTAACGAAACGAGTTTTGGACCGTTACATCAAAAAAGGTCAACAACAAGGACTTAACCCAGGAGATGTTAGATCAGCTCTAGATCTTGTGGGAAGTTCTAAAGGAAGTTTTAAAGATTTTCTTGAAAAAGCTAAAAAAAAGCAAGCAGGAGGAACTGTAAAACCTATGAGTCATAATTCAGAATTAACGAAATGGTTTTTAGAACAACACGGAGGAACCCAAAAGGGTAAACCTCATTCAACACGCAAAGGTCGGATCGCTGCTGGCGAACGTGCCCTTTGGAGAGGTGTAGAAGAATTCGAAAGGAAAAGGAAAAAACGTAGAATGGGACCAGGAGCACCGTCTAGACCTAGACCTAAAGCAGGACCGCCTGCAGGAAGACCTAAGGCACCCGGAGGAATACAGGGATTACCTAGACCTAAAGCACGACCACCTGCAACAAGAGAATACCAAGACCCACGCGACCGTTTTAAAAAAAAGAAAAAAGAGGAACCAGGAATGGATGTAAAAAAAGGAGGAGTTATGGAAAAAGGAAAACCGCATTCAACTAAAGAAGGAAGAGTATCTTCCATTCAACGAAGACATAAACGAGCTTTGGCTAATGCTTTAAAAAATAAAGATAGACTAACTACACGAGATATTGAAAGAGCTGAAAAGCTTACAAAGGGTGTTGGAAAAGGAAGTAAACGTCAAATAGCTATTGATAAAATATTAAAAGGTTCTTTTGATAGAAAAATGATACTCGATCAACTTCTAAAAAAGGGAAAGAAACCATCAAAGCCTCACGGTGAAAAACAGGATCCTGTGGGAAAGAAAAAAGGTGGAAAAGTTAAAAGAGGTTGCGCAAACGGAGGAACGGTTGTCATGCCTACCGTAGGCAATGATGTCCGTGTAAGAGCTTATAAACAAGGTGCTCTCATTCATCCACGACCAAGACCGACAACGATCCTTCATGGTCGTCCGCGTGGAGTCGGCATCGCTAAAAGAGGTTGGTAATGCCAAAAAAACACTTAAACGGTTCTATTAAATTAGAATATCCTTCTGCTCCAGTTAGGGACTTTTTGGGTCCTGATATAGCAAAAGCATTTAGTGAAGTTATGGGTAAATTTCCTTATGTGGGGAAAAAACCTACTTTGCATAAAAAAGGTGGGTTAATAAAAGGCAAACCTAAGTTAACTAAGCGAGGTTATTAATGGCACGAAACCAGAATATGGTTGAGGTGGAGGATCAAGAAGAACTAGAGATCCAAACTCCTACAAGCACCATTAAAGAAAATGTTGATGTAATCGAGGACGAAGCGGGTAACGTACTTTCAGGTACGCCAGCTCCCGAACTTCCCCGAGAAGAATTCCATGCCAATTTGGCGGAGTTCATGGACGATACCGATTTAAGTAAACTAAGTACAACTCTTCTAGCTGATTACAAAGACGATTCTTTAGCGAGAAAATCATACATTGAAACATACACCAAAGGTTTGGATCTTTTAGGATTCAAATACATGGATGTTACTCGACCATTTATCGGAGCTTCGGGGGTAACCCATCCGTTGATGGCGGAAGCTGCAACCCAATTTCAAGCACAAGCGTTTAAAGAACTTCTTCCGTCTGATGGACCGGTACGATGCCAGGTCGTAGGTAAAGAAACCGCGGATACCATTAAACAGGCGAACCGGGTTAGAGATTTTATGAACTATCAAATCATGGATAAGATGGAAGAATATACTCCTGAGTTTGATCAAATGTTATTTCAGCTTCCTTTAGCAGGATCTTCTTTTAAAAAAATTTATTATGATGAAACGAACGCGCGTTGCAAATCTACTTTTGTACCTGCAGAAGATTTAGTGGTGCCTTATAATGCATCCGATCTTTATGATTCGGAACGTATTTCTCATGTCGTTCGAATGACCAAAAACGAAATTAGAAAAAGACAGGCTTCTGGATTTTATCGCGATGTCGAACTTCCTGAACCCTTTTTTAAAGAAGACCGTGCACGAAAGAAATACCAAGAACTAGAAGGCGTTACACCACAGAAATATCAAGATCTTTATAACTTGATTGAGATGCACGTCAATATTGATCTTCCGGGTTATGAAAGCGAGGACAAGGTTAAAATTCCTTACATCGTGACTCTGGATGAAGACAGTATGACGGTTCTATCCATTTATCGAAACTACAAACAAAACGATCCCTTAAAGAAACGAATTCCCTATTTTGTTCATTACAAATTTTTACCGGGTCTGGGTTTTTATGGCTTTGGTTTAATTCATATGATTGGAGGCTTATCAAAAGCAGCGACAGGCGCTTTAAGACAGCTTCTGGATGCAGGAACGTTAGTCAATTTACCCGCTGGATTTAAATCCAGAGGTTTAAGAGTTAGAGACGATGCGGAACCGTTGCAACCAGGTGAATTCAGAGATGTTGATGCTCCGGGCGGAAACATTAGAGATCAATTTCAATTATTACCTTTCAAGGAACCGAGTCAAACCCTTTTTCAATTACTGGGATTTTGCGTAGATGCAGGAAGACGTTTTGCAGCGATTGCGGATCTTCAAGTAGGAGACGGCAATCAACAAGCAGCGGTGGGAACAACCGTCGCTCTTTTAGAGCGGGGATCCAGAGTGATCAGCGCGATCCATAAACGTTGCTATTATTCCATGAAAGAGGAATTTAAAATCATGGCAAGAATTTTTTCAGAATACCTTCCTCCTGAATACCCTTACAATGTGGTGGGTGGAAATCGAATGATTAAGATGCAAGATTTTGATGAACGGGTTGATGTCATACCGGTAGCTGATCCTAATATTTTTTCAATGTCGCAAAGAGTGACATTAGCACAAACAGAACTACAACTGGCTCAGGCCAATCCACAAATTCATAATATGCATGAGGCGTTTAGACGGATGTACGAAGCGTTAGGAGTAAGAAACATTGATGCCTTATTGCAACCGGAACCTGAACCGCCAGTTCCTATTGATCCTGCGGAAGAAAATACGGCAGCTTTACAAATGGTAATGCCTAAAGCTTTTTCAGAACAGAATCATGATGCTCATAATGCAGCGCATATGACCTTTATTAAAACACGAATGGTTCAATCCAATCCACAAGTTTATGCTTTATTGCAAGGACATATTTCGGAACACGTGAGTTTAAAAGCGAAGAACGAAGTGATGGAACAATTTTCTCAAAATCCACAACTCGTTGAATTGAAAGAAACAAATCCCGAAGCGTGGGCACTTGAATTTGATTCAGCGGTTGCCCAAAGAGTGGTTGTTTTAACCAATGAACTCGTTCAGCAAGAAATGCAGTTTTTAAAACAAGTTAATATGGATCCATTGGTTATGCTTAAACAAAGAGAATTGGATCTTAAAGCTCAAGATATTCAAAGAAAAGACAAAGAAACAGATAAACGTTTGAATGTTGAAACAGACAAATTCCAAGCTCAGCAAAATATTGCTGAAGACAAATTGAATCTTGCTGAAGAAATTCAGCGGGGTCGTTTGGATTTGGCTCAACAACAAGCTAAGGATAAAGAAGAAATTGAGCAGGATCGTTTAGCGATAGCTAGACAACAGGCTAGAAATAGGAAATAATATGCCAGAATTTGATTCAATGTATGGAGCGGAAAGCAAAGCAGCTTTTGATGCTGGACAAGCTCCCAAAGGTAATACTAGTGAAGGTAATCCTTTTAGTGGAAACGGTGGAAACGGTGGAAACGGTGGAAGCGGTGGAAAAGCCGGGATTGATTATAAAAAGCACGTAGTAAACGCTGGTGCGAGTCAACTAGCACAATTACTTGGAGTGCATCCTGTTACAGCTATGTTTGTTGGTCCTGTAATTAGAGGGGGTATTAACAGACAAAAAGATACCAGTTTAAAAACTGAACATAAAGGATTAAGACAAGATCCTAAAACAGGAGCTTATTATCATAAAGCACCCAAACATCGTCCTCCTGTTGATCACGGTGGGGATGACCCAGGTCCGCAAATGGCTTCTACAAGCACTCAAGCGGCTCAACCCGTTAAAGCTAGAACTCCTTATCCAGTGAATCCTTATTATATGGGGTTCGATTTTCAACAAGCTAAACACAAACTTGGAACTTCTGGGCAAGTAGCCCCAGATCCTCGCAAAAAAAATACTCAAGGCTGGCAGTTTAAAAAAGGAGGATTGGCAGGAGGTAAACGATTTGGCCCTCCTCCTAAAAAAGGACCTAATCCCCATGGCAAATGTCCCTTTAGACCCGATGGCATTCGTGGAGTAGGTGCTGTTGAAAAAGGGCGTGGAGTAAAATTCATTGGTACAAAATAATTTAGCTTATTTAGCGGGAATTGTTGATGGTGAAGGTTATTTCTTCCTTGAACAAGCTCGAAAAAACTATAAAATTCCAGTTTTAGGGGTAGAAATGGCAGAAAAAGACGTTATTCAAGCGTTTCCTGACTGTTTTGGGTGTGGTCATTTCTTGACAAGACAGCCTAAACAAGCCCATCATAAATTGTTGTATCGTTGGCGCGTCCGAGGACGTCCAGCCATCGCAATCTTGAAAAAGATGTATAAATACTTTAGTATACGAAGAAGAAAAAACGCAGATATATTATTTAAACATAAATTTAAAAATGGATCTAAAAAAATTATATCAAGAAATATTTCGCAAGAATGTGGAGTGGTCAAATCGCCATGAACCGATGGCGGTTGCAGGGATTTTCTTGGCTCAAGCGCTCAAATTTTATAAAAGTGCTTTATCGACAGACGAGTATGATGAAATGATGGAAATTATTTCAGATAGTTCTCATAAAGTTACTCCCTTACCACCTTTAAAAAGGACGTTGCACTAATATGTGGTTTAATTTAGCCGGAATGGCTCTAAAAGCTGGAGCTAAAATTTATTCCAATAGACAAAAAACTAAAGTGGCTATGTCTGATGCACAGTTACTTCATGCAGAACGTATGGCCCGAGGAGAAGAATCTTACCAGGGCAAACTTTTAGAAGCCCGACAATCAGATTGGAAGGACGAATTTGTACTTTTAATCCTCTCAGCGCCCATCATTGTTTTAATGTGGGCAGTCATAAGTGATGATCCGACAGCAATGGAGAAAGTAAAACTTTTCTTTGAGTATTTTTCAACACTGCCAGTTTGGTTCACTTCACTTTGGATTTTAGTCGTCGGTAGTATTTTTGGTATAAAGGGAACACAAATCTGGAGAAATGGCGGAGGTAAGAAGAAATAATGCCTTTTAAATCAGAAAAACAAAGACGTTATCTATGGAGGAAACATCCTAAGATGGCTCAAAAGTGGACAGATGAACATGGAAGTAAGCCTGTGAAAAAACAATCGGGCGGAACAATGACTACTGAAGAAACATTTAAAAAAATGGTTCCTTTTAGTCCCTGGGCTTCCCCGAAGTTTAAATGGAAGAGATGGCTTTTAGGTCCTTATAGAAGTGCTCAGAACATAGACAAAGTGATAAAAAGCATTAAGGCAGGGGAATGTCCCCCTGGAAGTGAACAAGCAGGTAAAAAATGGGGAATGAATATGTGTAAAAAGAAGCCTGTGAAAAAGAAACACGGTGGTGTTCATAACACCTGGTACAATCAGTTCTATCGAACTGCTCAAAAGATAGATAAAGCTATAGAGAACTGG